CGCCGCGTCCCGCGTCGTGCGGAGGCCCGTGAGGTCGTTGGGTGCGCCCCGGAACCGCAACTGCACGCCGATGGTCGAGTTGGGTTGCGACGCGTGGTCCGCGATCGGGTAGTCGGTGAGGACGATGACCCGGTCCGGGACCGGGGGCACCGCGCCGTCCGCGACGATCGCTACCGCCGTGTCAGCGGCGGTCCATACCCGGGCCGGGTCGTACACCCCGACACCAGCAGCGCTCAACGCTGCGGCGACGCCCTGGAGGAGGTCGTCGGTGAAACTCACAGCGCCTCCCCGACGCGGCGGGCGATGATCCGCAGCACCTCGTCCTTCTCCTCAACCATCGGCCCCTCGAGGAACTTCGGGACGCCGACGTCGTGGTGAAGGTCCATGTCCTCGTGCTGGCGGGCGGCGATGAAATCCTTGTAGCCGACCTCGGCCGTCGAGTCGTCGACGACCCGCGTGTACCCGGATTCGCGGAGCGTCCCGGGGCGTTCCTGCCGGTTCGCGCGTTGCACGTCGACCAGCAGCGGCGCCCGGCCCTGCGACACCTTCAGGACGTGCTTCGCGGCCTCGTCGAGCGCGTCCGGGGCGACGGCGGCGACCCGGTCGATCAGGCCGCCGAGGTTCAGGTCGTTCTGGATGCGGATCGTCACAACAGGCCGACCTCCACGTGATCGGGTAGGTCCAGCGGGCCGGAGGTGAGGGCGTTGACCTTCACCACGACGGCTTTGCCGTCGCCGCCGAGATCAGCTGAGGTGACGCGGGACTGGACCGGGAACAGGGGGGCGTTCTCCGGGGGGGTGTAGAACATCGACGACGCCGCGGTCGCTTCCTGCCCGCCGGCGGTGGGCGCGAGGACGGTGGTGGTGTCGAGGAACCCCGCCACAGCCACCCCAGGCCCGTATTGGGGGCCGGATGAGGTGGCGCCGAGGTACGGCTCCACAGTCACCGTGTGGACGTAGAAATCGTCGAGGTCGCCCATCACGCGGCCCGCGGGATGCGGTACCGGTCCAGCACCATCTTCTCGACGACCAGCAGGTCACCGGCCGATGACTGGAACTGCGGGTTGTAGGTGATCGAGGCGGTACCGAGCCGCTTGGACTGCACGCCGATGGACGGCGCACGCTTCGATATCGACGCCAACGCCGCGTCCAATTCGGCGGGGATGGACGCGTACCCGCCGGAGTAGGTGACGGCCACGTTCTGCTGATCTTCCGGCCAGCCGGGGAACTGGCTGCCTTTGTAGGTGAGGCAGCCGTTCTCCGACCACGACACATCCGTCAGACCAGGCCCGACCGTCAACGTGTGCACCGTGCCCCACTGGTCGGTGACGGTGACCGCAGTGACGGCGGTGACATGCAGCGACGGCAACGTGACCAGTCGGCTTCCGTTGCCGTCGAGCAGCACCGTCACACCGGTGACGGGCGTGGTCGGGTCGTTCGCGCAGTAGGCCACCATCACCGCCTGCGCGAACGGGTCCGGCGTGGACGCAGCCAGCACGGATTGGAACGGGTCGAACACTTCGAACGCGCCGTAGTCGACACCTGCGCCCGCGCCGGTGACGACCAGCTTCCACTTGTACGGGCCGATGATGTTCAGGTCTGTGGCCGGGATGATCTGGTGGTACGTGCCCGACCCGGCGGCCCCGTCGTGGCTGGGGGTGTAGGTGACCGGTGTCAAGTCGGGCTTGACGAGGGTCACCGTCAGCGTGCCGCCGTCGACCGGGACGGGCGGGGTGACGGTGTTGTCGGTGATCGCGAAGGGGAGGTAGATCGGCTGCCCGGACTCATACCGCTTGGACATTCAACCCACCTCCCCTCCGGGTCACTTCGTCTCTGCCTTGACGCTGGACTTCTTCGGCGGGGTCGCCGCAGGCGGCTCGACGACCTTCGCCTCCGCGCCCATCACCTCGACCGGAGCCGGCTCAGGCTTCTTACCCGTCACTTCCTCGTAGTCCTCGACATAGTCGTAGGGCATAGCCTCACTCCTCGTTGCGAGATAGTCCGTCGCGGGGGTCTTTGTGTCCCTTATGCCGTTAAGGTTACTTTTCCAAAACCGGCGGGACGATATACGGCTAAAGCTAGCCTTTCTTCCGCTCTGAGAGTAATTAGGTTGTTAACAAAGTCGTCGACGTTGGAGTTGGTCATTTCCAGGGTGATGCCCTGCCGGCGGAACACCTGCGCGCATTCCTGGAATCCGCCGACGAGGACGGTGCCCTGGGGGATGGCTGTGGTGATGACCGCCTTCAGGCCCCACAGCATGTCGACGTTGGACGGCTGCGGCTGGCCGTAGGCGCCGGTGAACGGGCCACCGCCGTAGTACTGGCCGTTGGTGGTGTCCTTGGCGAGCCGGACTGTCTGCCAGTCGGTCGGGTGGATGACGAACGCGTCGGGCTCCACGAACGACGTCGACCGCAGGGCGGTGATCTGGTTGAAGATGCCCTCCATGATCTTCAGGCCGCTCAGCGGGGTCACCGTGACAACGGCCGTGGCGAGGCCCGTGCGCTGCATGATGCCCTGCAGGTTCGGGGCGGTGCCGTTGCCGTTCAGCAGCTGCGCCTCCTCGACCCGGCGGACACCGAACACCATCCGGTTCGACAGGTACGACTGGAACTGCGGCGCGTCCTGGAACATCTCGTCCGTCACCTTGGCGACGTTCGCGATCTTCGTGACGTTGTCCTGACGCCGGGCCAGGGTCAGGTCCAGCTGCGGCTTCGTGCCCTTCTCCAGCACCGTCGCGGTGAGGTCCTGGAACGCGGCCTCAATGACGTAGGAGATCGACGCTGAGGTGGTGGCTCCCTGCGCGATGAGGTCAGAGATCGTCAGCGGCTGGAACCGCAGCGGCACGATCCCCGGCAACAGTTCCGGCGCGACGAGCTGACCGGCCATACCGGCGCCGCCGGAGAAGGCGGGGATGATGCCCTCATCGATGGTGCCCGCGACCTTCAGCTCGACGGTGACACCCTTCGACTGGCCGTTCATCATCGACTTGTAGCCGTCCGAGCCGATGACCTGCGCACCGAACGACTTGGCCCGCACCTCCTGCGCCTCGACGGTCTTCGCGTCGTCGGCGGACTCGCCGCCAGAGACGATCCGCTGCGCCTGCTCGTGCACGGAAATCTCATCCGAGTGCTTCTTCAGGTCGACCTCGACCGAGTCGAGGACGGCCTTCTTCTCAGCCGGCGTCAACTTCTCGTCGCCGACCGTGTCCTTGGCCTTCGTGGCCAGAACACGCATAGCGTTCTTGGCGTCCTGAATGGACATTGCGTGCCTCCTTGGGGGCATGCTGAACAGCCCGCGTGTTGCGCGCGGGCCGTGAAGTGAACTGGGTGGTGGCCTAGTCGGCCGTGTAGGCGGCGAGTTCGATGCTCATCGCCTGGTACTGCAAGTTGACGGCGTCGATGTCAGCGGATTTGCCTGCTGCCGCAAGGGCTGCCTCGGGGGCTGCCGCAGGGGCTGCTGGTTCACCAGCTTCGGTTTCGCCGTCAGGGTCGATGGGGTCGAGGTCTTCCATCAGTTCGTCGATGGATTCCTCAGCGGCGGTCAGCAGGCCGAGGGCCTTCGCGACCGGTTCGGGGAGTGTGGCCAGGTCGATGCCGGCGACGAGGGTCGCGGCCTGGTCGAGGGCAGCGTCGACCGCCTGGGCGGCGGTGTACGCCTTCCCGCCGCTGGCCGACCAGTTGTCGGGGATCTTGTCGGACGCGCCGAGGGCTTTCGCGCGACGGATGATGTAGGCGCGGATCTTGTCGTGGGACCCGGACCCGCGGCCTACGGCGTGGATCGCGTTGTTCAGATCCTCGAGGTCGCCGATCGGGTAGGACGGGGAGCCGTCCGGGCCGGCGATGGCGTGCCCGGCGGCGAGCATCGACCGCAGTTGGTCAGCGGAGTACTTCGCCTTCACCTGCGCGGCGTACTTCGTCTCGACCGCATGCTGCTGCAGGTACTCAGTGCCCTTACCGCCCGTCGCACCTTCACCGGCGCCGGTGTCGTCCTCCGGCCCGCACGCCGCGCCGGCCTGCACCAGTTCGTCGTGGGCGGCCTGCAGATGCTGCGCGTCAGTGCGGGAGTTCCGGGCACCCGCCTTCGCGGAGAGCACGACAGCTTCACGGTTGGATGGGATCGCGACGAACGCCCCGTTCAGCAACTCCCGAACCGTGCGCGTCTTGCCACCCTTGCTGACCTTCTCCGACATGAACGCCACCGACGTGGTCCGGATGTGGCCCTCCTTCACGAGGGTCCGCACCTCCTGCGCCCGCGGCAGCGACGAGTAGGTGCCCCGCACGATCAGTTTCCCGGCCTCGATGCTCGGGGCACCGGAGCCGACGGTCTTCTCCACCGACATGCCGTGGTCGACGTCGAACGTGATGTGCTCCGGCAGGGGCTGCTTCCAGTCCTCCGCGGCGAGTTCCTCACCGTCGCGGTCCTTCGCCGCCGTGGACAGGACAACCTCGAACGAGCCGGGGCCTGCCTCGTCAGTGTTGGTGATCGTCGCGTCCTTGCGGGTGACGTCCATCTGCTACTCCTCGGTGTCCTGTCGCCACTGGCCGCGGCGCCGCTCCCGCCGCCGGGCGGCGCGTGTCTTCGGCGCCGGTACGCCCGCGGGCCTGGGCTGTTCCTTGTCGATCTCCGATGCCACTGCGGCGTTCGCGCCGGCGGCGACCGCTTCCTCGGCGGGGGTGGCGGCCGCGGTCCGGTCGGTGACGGTGATCCGTGTCGCTGGTGTACCCAATTCCTGCAACGCCGAGTTGGCGTACAGCTTGTCGGCGACCGGGCCGGCGTCGTCCAGGTCGAACAGCGGCCGGGCTTCGGA